GGAGCCGTTTCAAGGCTCCGAGGAATGGTTAGCTCTAAGACGCACTAAGATCACAGCGACAGATGCAAGAGTTTTGATGGGCGTTGACCCATGGAAAACAAAAAAACAACTGTACGATGAAAAGATCGGAGTTGGAACTCCACGAAAGCAACATCCTTACATGAAGCGAGGTCTAGATCTAGAAGATGGAATAAGGGATCAACTAGAGCATAGATACGGTGTTGCATTACAAAAAGTTACAGTCGTAAGGGGTTGGTGTCTAGCTTCATTAGATGCTATGAGCAGTGATGGAAATATAATAGCTGAGATTAAATGCCCCGGAAAGAAAGATCACGGTCTAGCAATGATGGGACAAGTTCCTGACAAGTACTATCCGCAGCTTCAGTTTTCTATTCATGTCACAGGGCTAGATTTCATATACTATGAAAGCTCTGAAGACGGAGAAACCACAGAGTCGATAATTGTAGAAAGAAATCAAGACTACATTGATGATATGTTAGAGAAATGCTATGAGTTTTATCAGTCTGTATTGGATGGAAAACCTCCGGAACTTGAAGAAGATGATTTCATCGACAGAAATGACCCCATGTGGTTTAACGCATCAGAAGAATATAAGAAAGTACGTAAAGAGATTGTGTCTCTACAAGAAAGAGAAAAATCTTTAAAAAATCAGCTAATATATTACTCTATGTCAAAGAACAGTCGAGGCAATGGATTGACACTACAGCAAGTCGAAAGAAAAGGCGTGTTGGAATATGGTAAATTATTGAAGATATTACAAGAGCGTGTCGGCGTGGATATCGAGAAACATAGAAAGCCTTCATCATCCGAATGGCGTATCACGATACAATAAAGACAAAGCCCTCGCAATGCGAACGAGGGCTTTTCAACGAGATAAACATGACAAAATCGATTTCCATAAATCAAAAAAAAAGGAATCTGTCAAATAACAAAATGCACGCTATTTCATATTAGGTTTTTAGGGAATTTTCTTTCATCATATTTCTTAGGCTTTTCAAAAAAAACAACAACGCGATATATATAGCGCATAGTGAGGACATAAATGGGAAAACGATTAAGTAAAGTTAATGAAAAAGCTAGAAGGTATCCCGGTGATCCTCCATCTGGCAAGCCACATGGAAACGTTAAAGTTCACGGTAATTTTAAAGAAATTAATTGGAAAGAAGTTGAAAGAAGAATTGAAGTTGGGACTTCAGGAGCGACAATTGCTAAATGCTTAAGAATTCATCCAGATACTTTTTATGAGAGATTCAGAGATGAATATAATATGACTTTCACTGAATACACCAGTGGAATGACGGCCTGTTTGCCTGCAAATATATTGTTAAGACAATATATAAAGGCTATGGAAGGCAACGTAGAGATGCTTAAACTGCTTGGCCGTGAAAATTGTGGTCAAGGACGTGATGAGGACCCTGCTAGCAGAAAACTAGCAGAGAAATTCGATGAATCAGTTCTTCATTTAGCTAGCTTGTTTTCGGGCGTTAAAACACCTGACATATCAACTAAAGGTATTTCTGATTTAAATATCGATGACAGCAAAATCAATAAAGATACGAAGTCATAATGGTTGATTGATATGATCATCGCTTGCTGAGGCATCTCTTCAATGCGATGAATCATGTCGTCAAGTGCTGCTAGAAGATCATCGCGAGTAATAGATTTGGCGTCTTGTATTTGAGGAACTAACGTATTTCCTTCGTCATCAACGCGTAGGAATATGCTCCAATCAGTTGCAGCACATCCCATTTTATCACCCCCGCTTACACTTATCTTTCCGCAGGCACACCCAACTTCATCACGCTCGTGTATGCTTTCAATGATGGATTCACATGATTTGCATTTAGCTCTGTTTCTCATTCAAAAAATCCTTCTGTTATGTAATCCAAAAATTGAGACACTTGCTTAGTAGAATATCTATGCACTTTCCCGTACACTCTAATTTCTACTATTTTTACATCACTGTCTAGACAGGAATCGATATTAATAACAAGAGTATCGCATGATAGCTTAAGTTTTTCGATTGATTCATTCGAGCTACAAACATATGCTCGTATTTTATCTTGTTCTTTCATAAAATTTACTCCTGTCTTATACTTAAAATATGCCTGATGCACTATCCCAAAAACAACTACAATACGTAAAAGAAGCAAATTCTCGTTGGAATTTAGCACACGGATCAGTTCGGTGTGGTAAAACCGTAGGAACTGTATTTAAGTTTATGCTTGATGCTGTCCAATGTCCCGATAGCAAAATATACATTGTAGGCCATACATTCGATACAGCATATAGAAACGTAGTTCGTTTGATAATGGAATCAGATGAACTGGCGATATTCAGGCCTTTTTGTGTATGGTCAGGAAAGAAGCTTTATTTTAGAGAGAAGATTATCACGATCTTAGGTGCTAAAGATGAGGGGGCGATCGGGAATTTTCAAGGGGATACTCATTCTTTAACTTACTGCGATGAAATTACTTTATATCCTCCGTCCATTATTGATATGATAGATACCCGTTTAAGCTGTGTTCACAGTAAAGCTCATGCTACAATGAATCCCTCTTATCCTACTCACAAAGTTAAAGGATGGATTGACAAGGCTCAAGAAGGTAATCCTAATTATTATCAACTGCACTTTACACTGGATGACAATCCATATGTACCTCAAGACTACAAAGATAGAATTAAAAACTCTCTTTCTGGAGTGTTCTATAAAAGAAATTATCTCGGTCTTTGGTGTCTTGCGGAGGGTGCAATCTTTGACTTCTTTGATAGAAATATCCACGTTCTACGAAAACCACCTTGCGCAGCAGAATACTACATTGCAAGTATTGATTACGGCGCTTCGAATCCATTTGCGTGTGTGCTCATTGGAGTTTCAACAGGCCAGTACACACAAACAGGCAAGAAAATGTGGGTTGAAAAAGAATATTTCTGGGATCCTCAAGTTAAGCAACGAGGAAAAACTAACAGCGAATTTGCATACGATATGGTTGAATTCCTGCAAGACTACAACGTTAGAAATATCTACATTGATCCAAGTGCTGCGTCATTCAAACTAGAAATGCGTAGAGCTGGACTAATAACGATGGATGCAAACAATGAAGTTCTCGACGGCATTCAAATACTTGGTACTGAGATGCAAAAGGGCAATCTATTCATACTAAATACATGCAACAACTTGATTAGAGAGATGGAATCATATGTATGGGATAAAAAGGCGGCGGAGAAAGGGGATGATGAACCAATGAAGAAAAATGATCATTGTCTCGACGCAACTCGCTACGCTATGGCAACGCATAAGGTTCAAGTTTACCAACCATATAAAGATGTTGAGAGGGCGGATGAGTGGAGGAAAAATAAATACGATCATTACAGAAGGTAATTGACTTTATCTGCTAGCCTTGATATGCTTAGATATATGAACGAAAAACAAACGCATTACGATAAAACATTTTATCTAGATAAAAAAACAGGATACTGGATTTCAACAGCATGTCCTAAAATAAGAGCCCATCGATGGGTTTGGATGCAACATCATGGAGCGATACCTAAAGGCTGTCATATCCATCATAAAAATGGAAATAAGTCAGATAACTGCATTGACAATCTTGAATTGATGGCACAAGCGGAGCATCTTCGCTTGCATATGACCGAAGAAAAGAGAGCTTGGGCATCTTCGAGAATGGATGGAATACGACATCTAACAAAAGAATGGCATGCTAGCGAAGAAGGTATAGCATGGCATAAATATCATGCATTGAAAAATAACTTTGGAAAGTGGGAAGCAAAAACATTTAAATGCGAAGTATGCACTAAAGAATACGAAACAACAAAAAGATCTAAAACAAAGTTTTGTTCAAATGCATGCAAGTCTAAGTTTAGAAGAGATTCGGGCCTTGATGATGTGATAAAAGACTGTCCTTCATGTCTGCAAGAATTCTCCTCTAATAAATATGCTAAGCATATATATTGTTCAAGATCATGCGCACAAAAAAGGACCGACTAATGTCAGCAAGAGAACACGAATTTACTATTGATCCTATGAAAGAACTCAAATCTAAAATTGCAAAGTTCGATAAAACATTTCAAGGAAACGATTTAGCTGCTCAAATTGAATCGGCTATCAAATATTTAGAAAAACATGGATACACGGTATCTGAACAATAACATATAGGTGATATGATGGAATGGTTACAAGTCTTTACAATCGTGGCTACATTACTCGGAGGACTTTTCTATATCCACAATGATATAAGAGAAATCCGTGGAGACATGCAAGTTCAAAGTGCAAGAATCGATAAATTATATGAAATGTTTATCGAGTTACTGAAAAATAAATGACCAATCGGCTATTGAGTTTTTACATGCACACGGTTATAAAGTAATCAAGAACTAATTTCATAATAAAGAGGTCACTTTGAGCTTTACCGCACCCCCATGGCAGAACGATATAGAACCCAATCAAGGTAATGTTAGGGGTTGGTTAGACGGACTTTACGCTAAGTTCCAACCTGTCGAACAAGCAAGATGGAACCAGGCCAATATAGATACTCTTTTTTATGCCGGCTCACAGACATTCGTCAATAGATACTTCAACTTCTCTCCCACAACATCATATCAGCAGTATTACTTTAATCTATGCCAGCAACCTGTCAATATGATTACAGGCTATCAACGTCAGCATAGAAAATCCATCATGTATCAAAATATAGATGGCGGAGACGCACAGACTACTGATCAATACACTAAGTTAATTACATCTGTAGCTAACCGAGGAGCTATTCATGAGCAGTTTAGCAAAGCATGTGAGCTTGCCGCGGTTTCAGGGATGGTTATGTTACAACCATACTTGGATTACAATGGAGATGACAGTGCTCAAGGACAGCTTAAATTAAAGATCTGGGAATATAATGCATTTCTTGTCGACCCATACTTTCGCGAACCTGACATGTCAGATGCTCAATTCATCTGGTGTCAAGAATACATTAGCAAAAAAGAAGCTGAATCTCGGTTTCCGGGTAAACTTGAAAATATTGCCCCAATGGCAGGCACTCCCCAACGTTACGGTTCTTTTTATTTCTTACCAGAAAATTATAATATGGCTAGAAATGACCTCATGGTTTTGTCATATGTCTGGTACAAATCTAAAACAAAGAAAAAACGACTATACAGTGATAAGCGCAAACAGTTCTTTGACTTTGCAGGTGGAGATCCTCAAATGCAACAAATTCTTCAAGCGGTGCCGGATCTTGAGGAAGTAACAGTTGAAATGCCTTGTTGGAAGCTAGCAGTCGTATTGAATGAACAGCTAATGTTCAACGGCGAAAACCCAATTGGCGATATTGGCGCGCCGATGATACCAGTGTTTTGGAACTATGAACCACACATTAATTACTTCGATCTTCGCGTGCGTAGCCTCATTCGAACAATGAGAGATCCTCAATTTCTATTCAACCACAAGGTTATTACTAATAATGACATTGTTTCTGCTACTATTAATGCAGGCTGGAAACGGAAAGTCGGGGCTGTAGCTAATGAGGATAACCTGAAGAAGTCAGGTCAGGGGTGGGACGTTATCATTAATGAAGGCTATGAGATGACAGATTGCGAGAAGCTGATTCCGTCGGCAGTTCCTCAGTCTGATTTAGAATTAGCCCAACAAATGGATGACTTGATTTGGAAGACAGCAGGTATCAATATAGAGAACTGGGCAGGCCAGAACGATAAACAGATCTCTACGTTGACCCAACTCATGAAGATGGCTGCTAATCTAATGGTATTTCAAAAGTACTTTGATCAGTGGGATTATTCATTGAAGCTTGTCGGTGATAAGCTGCTTCATGTAGCCCTAAATAATTGGAATGCTGAGAAAGTAGGCTTAATGATAGGGGAGGAGCCTTCACCTTTGTTTTTTAGCCGTATGTTCAGTAAGTTTAATACGATGGTAGAAGAATCAGATCTAACACCGACACAGCAGAATCTACAAGCTCAGCAGATGATGGAAATCAATGAAAGATTCGGAAGAGAAGTGTTCCCACCATCTAAGATCATTCCTAAGCTCAATATTACAGGAAAAGGCGAGCTTATTCCTTGGCTCGAACAGCAAGAGCAACAAATGCAAGCTGTTCAAAGCGAAGAAACCAATATCAAACATTCATTTGAAGAAGCTAAATTGCGCGAACTCTATAGCAAAGCAGCCGCTAATATTGCTAAAGCAAGAGAAGATCATTCTAGATCTGAAAGTAATCTAGGCTTATATGAAGAGCGTCTATCCATGATTGAACGCAATAGAGCAATGTCACTGAAAGAGAAACAAAGTGCTCTAGCATTGATGTTAGAAAACATGGCTAAATTCGGTGAAGTAGAAGTCAGACTCAAACAAAATGAACTAGATCATATCAACTATCAACAGATGATTGATGAAGAGCTTGAGAAGAATGACGTAGAAAAACGTACTGGAGCTAATAAGTTCTTAGCCGAGATAATGGGTAGTGGAATGCAAGGCCAACAACAGCAACAGCCTCCCGAAGGTCAAGGTCAAGGTCAAGGAATTGCTATGTGATCTTTTTGTCATTGATTTTGGGAAGGGTAATATGTTAAAATGATCCTTATTTAAGGATCAAAATGAAACAATGTTTAAACTGTTCGCTCGAATTTGAAAATGCAAAGACTTATGCAAAGTACTGTTGTGAAAAATGCAAAAAGATATTTCATCGAAAGAAAAGGACTAATCAATTAAGGGAAAATCCTGAACTTAGAGAAAAAAAGAATGCATATGAAAAACTAAGAATAGCAAAAGTTGGAAGAAGAAGAGATCGTCTTAAACATAGCGAAAAAGAAAAAGAAAGATATAGAAAAAAGCATGGGATTGAATCAGATGCAGATTTAAGATGCGCTAAAAGAGGATCTGGGACAACAACTAAATATGGATATAGGCAAATAACAAAACCCGATCATCCCAATGCAAATCGATCAGGAACAATGTTTGAGCATGTTTATGTTATGTCAAATCATCTTGGAAGACCGCTTAAGGAAAAAGAAAATGTTCATCATAAAAATGGATTAAGATCTGATAATAGAATTGAAAATTTGGAATTATGGTCAAGATCGCAACCTTCGGGCCAGAGAATAGAAGACAAAATCATGTGGTGCAAGGAATTCTTGGATTTATATGATTATGATGTTATAAAGAGATTAAAATGAATTAACAGCTCTCAGGGGCTATAGGAGATAATATGTCGGGAAAACGCATAGATGACCACAGTAACTGGATTGGCGGACGCTCAAAAGGCTCTGTATTTCCTGACGGTGGACATAAGATCAAAGATGAATCTAGTGCTGAGGGTTTTGGCGGATTATCTCATTACGAAGATACCACAGAAACTATTAAATCAATGCAAGAAAATGCAAAGAAAAAGGTTCATGGGCATCCTATGAAACCTGGCACACGTAATTAGTTTTTAGACGCGTTAGCTCAGTGGGAGAGTCCTGATGTATAATCGGGGGGTCGGTTCGTTCGATTCAACCACGTGTCATTAGCTCTTATACGCTAACATGTGAAAAGCATAACATGTAAAATAAATCGCGGCGGATGGCATCCAACACAGAAATGCCGGGTTGTCGCTACCTGAAAGAGATTGCCCCTGATTAGCTGTCAGGAAAGGGATCTAGGTTTTGCTTGTGTTTTCCCTAGACATAAAAACACAAGACGTATTACATCGTGCTATATATCAAGTTATTGATATTTAGTTAGTTAATTTTAAATTAACAAGGGCTGTTACATGAAAAAGAACTTTAAAGACACAATTCCAGATCTCCCCAAGACCCCAAGTAAATCACCTTGGGATTTTACTTGTCCTGATTATGACCAACGTTCATCTTGTTTCGTTAATGCTGGTGCGCATCATGGCGTTGGATATAGACAGCCAGTAGGCACAAAGACGCATTCGAATAAAGGTGCAGTTCCAGTAGGAAAGGGAATGGGAATGACAGATGATTACATTCCAGTAAAAAACTTAGTGATTGAGCTAGAGAAATGAAGGCTAGGAACGCACACACAGCTAAACCTAATCAATCAGGTCGAGCTATGGGAGACTATTACGGCACTGGTATAAAAGCTAAGGTCGGCAAGATGCGTGAAGATTCATTAGGGATGAATTCAGTTCCAACAAAGAAACTGAGTAAACCTCCACGCTCTTTAGCTTAAGCTATTGGGGGGGGCATCCAAATCGAATCCATTCGCTTTTTACGCTTTGCTTCTATTGCAAGCTGGCTATAGATAGAATCAATTTCTGCATCTGATAAGTCATCATCTTCCGGACGTTCTAACAATGTTCTATTGTGTTCAAAGGCATTTATACTATCTAGAATATCGGGATTGGCGGTAAGTTGATCTTTCTTAAATGAATTCCATGTCTCTCTTGCTGGAATCATCCATATGATTTTAACTATATCTGTTCCGGGGTATGCCTTGAACAGCATGCTATTTGTTTGTGGTTTTGGTCTACTCAATCTAGGCTGCCATATCAACCTTTTTACTGATATATTCTCATCGGTGCGAGCATGAGCAAAGATGTAGAACGGATAGTTCCCAAATGGTTTTTGATTAATTAGATCTTGACAGCATTCAGAGATGGAAAAATTTTGACTAGTAAAATGTTGTAGTCTATCATGAGTTTCTAGTCGATCAATACGTATCATAGCGGCCCTCTAGTTCATTTAAAACAGTCTCAAAGGATATATATGACAGATAACACAGAAAATGTTCAACCACAAACAAATCAAGTCAGTGATAAAGAGCTAAATTTCAGAAAGCTGGAAGCCAAGTATCAGCAAGAGCTAGGTGCTGAACGTGCTAGACGTGAAGACATGGAAAAGAGATTGAATGAGATGTCTCAACATCAGAATCAAGTGCAAGAAGTAGAAGAAGACGACCCAGAGCCTTACGTTGATCACAAGAGACTAGAGAAAAAGCTTGCTAAGTTCGGTCAATCGAATCAATCCCAAATCGAAAAAGCCATGCAGCAAGCTAAAGTACAGGCTAAAGAAGAGTTAAAGCAAGAAATGTTCTTAGATAATAACCCCGATTTCTATCATGTTTTAGAACTAGCTGACAAATTCGCAGAGAGATCGCCTAAACTAGCAGAGAATATATTGCGTATGCCCGCTGGATTTGACAGACAAAAGCTAGTGTATCAAACGATTAAAGAACTCGGCTTACATAAAGATCCCGTTAAAGAAACATCGATACAAGAAAAAGTCGATGCTGCTAGACGTAGCCCATACTATCAACCTACATCCGTCGGGGCTGCTCCGTATCAATCAGTAGGTAATTATTCACCGGACGGACAGAAGCAAGCATATGATAAGATGAAAGAGCTGCAATCGAGATTGCGACTATGATCATAATGAAGGATATTTCTGCCAGTGCGAAAGCAGAAATATCCGGTTATCTAGGCAGGAGAGGGAAGAGGGGAAGAGCGTTTGGATGAGTGGATCAAGATAGTCTATATTTTTTAGATGGCAATTCTAAACCTAATGACAAGTATTCATGATCACTCATTCCAACTTTTGTTTGGATGAGTAATTCAGTATTTTTAATAACCCATTCAATACCATTTTTGCGAGCCCACCACATTACTTTATTTCTAGAAATCCCTAGTTTTCTAGCCCATTGAGTTTCAGAAAGTTTTAATCCTTCATATTCATAATAAATATTCTCCCTCTTGTTATTGCTTTGGGTTTCTTGATCTGTCCATCTGCAATTCTCTGGGCAATAGTTTCCATTAACATCTATTCGATCTATACTTTCATGAGGTTTTGGATGACCCATATCTTCTAAGAAATTTTCGAACGATTCTTTCCATCGTTCACACATCACAATTCCTCTACCTCCATAATTTGAGTAATTCTTATCTTTTTCTCTGGTGCATCGACTTTTTATCATACACCAAGCCGTATACACTTTAAAATTTGGATGATTTACAGAAGAATATCCATGCTTATGTGCTGCATTTTTCTCTCCTTTAGTTGATATTTTTCGAGCGCATGATCGGCATTTAGTACTTTTACCCCTTGTTAAAGCTATGTAATCTGAAATTGATTCATTCCCACAATCACATTTGACTTTGAATTTGTTTACTCGCACAAACTTTCCTAAGAATTCAAGTACAATCCATTGCCCAAATCTTAGTCCAATTAATTGTTGCATATAATGTTTCCTTTGTTAAAATGAAGTTTCGCAGGAATGCGTTAAATCTATCGCGTAATAGGACTTCGCACACCCTGAAGGTATATTGAGAACGGACGTAAGTTAGGCTCGTCTACCAATCATTGTATCACATTCTTGTAACCACCACAAGGAAATAAGATCGTGAGTATTACAACCACTTCTGGGTTGGGCCCAATGATTCTCCAGAGCCTAGCTCCGGCGATGCTAAAATAATATGGTATCGTTAAATTTCTTCTGATTGACTTGGAAGCCTAAACCGAAAGGCATGGCGACAGGGGGCAAGTTTAAATACAGCCTGAGAGACTGAGTGAAGAAACTCGAAAGAGAAGCGACAGTCCGAACATTCCAACGAAAGGGAATGAGATAAGCAGAAATGACTTATCCTAACAGTTAACTAATTGTTAAAAGTTAGTAACAAGATGATATGTCCCGACTCCAACAATGAATTATATAACTGTGTGCGATAAAGTTTCTATGCCCGCAAACGGCGGAACTACATGCAGATTTATGCGCCCACGCGCACTACAACCACCGACTGTACAGTTGGGGAATTCAGGAATTGATCCACCAGCACAGGTGCCTCAGAGAGACATCATCGATGCACAAATGGCTTTTTTTGGTACAGGATGTATCATTAACGAGCAAGTTATTTTGCAAGATCAAGAAGGCGTATTAGCGTGGGTATCAGAGCGTTTAGCGGTCGCCATGCGTCAAGCTGAAGATTTGATTTTGCGCGATTATATCGTTTCTGCTGCGAGTCAAATAAACGCCGGAGGGGGAGGAGGTTCTTTTAACCCAACACCGCTCGGGGTTACAGATTTTAGTTTGGTTGCTACTACTCTTGATACTAATAATGCATACAAATTTATGTCAGGTATCAACGGGGATTTACGTTTTGGAACCGGACCCGTGAGATCGAGTTATTTCATGTTAAGTTCGACTGAACTACAGTCAGACTTTGATGCAATGGCTGCTAGCGGTAACATTTCATTCCAAAACCAGTGGAATTATCCAAATAATAGTAGCGCGTTGCCATCCGAATATGGCGCAGTAGCAAATATTAGAATTTTAACTAGCTCTGAAGCACCTGTGGCGCGTAATGCAGCTACTAACTCAGCTGGTATGACTTCTGATGTATACTACAACACCGTTTTAGGTAAACAAGCTATTACGCATATCAATCAAGATGGTTTCTCGATGAATCTTATTTATCGTGATCCTTATTATTCTGGTATGTTAGCTCAGAACGCTACTCTTGCTGTTAAATTTGCTCAAGCTCAAGCTCTGACTCAAGATACAGCTATCCGCAACGTTCTTTCAACTCGCTCTAGCGCATTGGGGGTATAAGATGGCTGAATATTCAAGATTAGCTAAAGGCTCTTTCGTAGCAACAGGAACTGAAGCTGCTGCAACATCGGCTGTAATAAAACTTCCTTTTATGCCTGATTTTGTTGAGATTTGGAACTATACTAACATGAAAAATGCTCCAGCAGTTAATAAAGTTACTAGAGCATGGTGGGATAGCAATTTGATAGATACTACATCTTCAACTATTCCAACTATGATTGAGCTATATCCAAGTGGATCAACCACATTTACCGCTTTTGATACAATATCAAATGATGCTACACATCAAGCGATCAATGTATTTCAAGCAGGTCAGTTGTTACAGTATGGCCCAGCTCAGCAAATTGTTAGTGCAACTGCTGCTAATCCTCCAGTATTTACAGTTACAAGCCACGGATATAAAGTGGGCGATACTGTTCTATTGAAAGGATTATATCAGACTTCAAGTACTGGTATGGCTCAAATGGCGGGAATGATGTTCACTATCATTACTGTCGGATCTGCAAATACGTTTACAGTAAGTTGGGATGCTAGCGGAAGTAATTATACTGCACTGAGTGGTTCACCTGTTGGATCAAC